ATGGCGGCGGAGACGGACGTTCGCCTCTATCTCGACCCCGTGCTCACCGACATGGCCGAGCGCGGCGAACACCTGTTCCTGCGCCGGCTGGCCGCGGTGCTGCAGCGCCACGGCCTGACCCCGCACTACCACGTGCAGACCCCGGCCGAGCGCCTGGCCTCGGCGTCGCGGCCGGGCCGCGCGATCTACCTGATGGAGCCGCCGCTCACCGACCGCGGCCTCACCATCCGCAAGAACTACATCTACCCGTTCTGGAAGATCGAGCGCAGCGCCGAGCGCTGGACCTGGCCCGTGGCCGCCGCGCGCTTCGATCCGGCCGCCGCCCCGCAGCCACAGGCCCGGCGCTTCGCCCGGCGCATCCGGGACCGGCTGTTCGGGCCCGAGGCGGACCGCGCCCGGCGCGACGGCATCGTCTACGTCCCGCTGCAGGGCCGCCTGCTGGAGCACCGGTCGTTCCAGTCGATGAGCCCGGTCGAGATGCTGGAGACCATCCTGCGCTGCGACACCACCCGGGCCGTCCACGCCACGCTGCACCCGGCCGAGACCTACACCCGCCCCGAGCGCGCGGCGCTGTCGGCGCTCGCCGACCGGCACCCGCGCCTGTCGCTGGTCGACCGCCCGATGGCGGCGCTGCTGCAGGTCTGCGACTATGTGGCGACGCAGAACTCGGGCGTGGCCCTGTCGGCCTACCTGCACCGCAAGCCCGTGGTGCTGTTCGCCCGCAGCGACCTGCACCACATCGCGGCCAACGTGCTGGATCTCGGTGCCGAGGAGGCGCTGGCCCGTGCCCCGGACCTCGCCCCCGACGTCGACGCCTACCTGTGGTGGATCCTGCACGACCAGTCGATCAACGCCGCCGTCCCCGAGACCGAGGACCGGATCGAGGCCACCCTCAGGCGCCACGGCTGGCTGGGCTAGGACCGGGCGCGCGTCACCCGCGGCCGGTGCTGCCCCCGCTCGGCAGCAGGTGGTCCATGTTCATCGCGGGCTGGTCGCAGCCGGCCTCGCCCACGATGCGGGCGGGCACGCCGGCCACCGTCTTGCAGGGCGGCACTTCCTCGAGCACCACCGAGCCCGCCGCGATGCGCGAGCAGTTGCCGATGCGGATGTTGCCCAGCACCTTGGCCCCTGCCCCGATCAGCACGCCGTCGCCGATCTTGGGATGGCGATCCTCGGTCTCCTTGCCGGTGCCGCCCAGCGTCACCGAATGCAGCATCGACACGTTGTCCCCCACCACCGCCGTCTCGCCGACGACGATGGAATGGGCGTGGTCGATCATCAGGCCCTTGCCGATCCGGGCGGCCGGGTGGATGTCGACGCCAAAGACCTCGGACACCCGCATCTGGATGAAATAGGCGAAATCGGTGCGCCCCTGCGTCCACAGCCAATGGCCGACGCGATAGGCCTGCACGGCCTGGAACCCCTTGAAGAACAACAGCGGCTGGATGTAGCGATGGCAGGCCGGGTCGCGGTCGTAGACGGCCATGATGTCGGCGCGCGCGGCCACGCCCAGGCTGGGGTCTGCGGCATAGGCCTCGTCCGCGATCTCGCGCAGCAGCTGCTCCGACATCTCGCCCGAGGCCAGCTTCTGCGCCATCCGGTAGGCCAGCGCGCGCTCCAGCGTGTCGTGGTGCAGGATGCAGCCGTGGATCAGGCCCCCCAGCAGCGGCTCGTCGCGCACCGCCTGCTCGGCCTCGTCCAGGATGCGCGTCCAGACCGGGTCGAGCCCGGCCAGTTTCCGTTGCAGCTTCGCCATGCCAGCGCCCTCCGGTCCGTCGCCTGTGCTTCTACCGCAGATAGGCGCACCGGTCCATGACGGAAGGGGCCGCGTCACGGAAAGGCTACACCGGGTCGGGCAGGCGCAGCTCGGCGTAGTGCAGGACAAGGGTGAGCGCGCCGCCGGCGAAGCTGCCCCCCTGCGCGGTGATCTCCAGCGCCGTGGGCGTCCAGTAGACGATCGGCGCCGCCGGCCCGTTGACCCAGGAATTGAGGCCGGTGCCAAGCCCGGTGCCGAACCGCCCGGTATCGCCGGGCACGCCCAGGTCCCAGCTCGCGGCGGTGCCGGTGATCGCCTCGGTGACGCGGCCCGTCACCCCGAACAGCAGCGCCCGCGCGGGGATCACCGGCGCCGTGGTCACGGCGGGGCCCGCGCTGAGGACCACCTCGATATCCAGCGATGACAAGGACATGGAAGCACCCGCAGGACTCAGCGACACGGCGCCCGGGCGCCAGTCGGCCCCGTCCCAGACCGCCGGCAGCCCGCTGTCCAGCACGAAGGCCCGCCAGCCCCGCTGCGGCGCCACGAAGACCCAGCCGCCGTTCACCGACAGCGCCAGCCTGCCGTCCTGCCCGGCCCAGGCGTTCACGCCCCCCGGCGGCACGGCGTAGACCGTCCCCTCGGGCGCGGCCGCCGGCGGGGTCGTCAGGCTGGCCGAGGCCAGCACCAGCTGGGTCATCCCGTCGACCCGCACCAGCGCCTCGTTCACGGTGACGTGCTTCTGCGCCTGTGCGGGCGCCAGCAGCGGAAGGGACAGGCGCGGTGTGTCAGTCATCGATCTCGATCCTTGCAAACGGCCCCGGCCCGAAACGGTCGGACAGCTGGGCAACCTCGATGGTGAAGGGCGACTGCGTGCCGTCCCCGGCCCGCATCGCGGCGGTGTAGGTAAAGGCGGGGGCGGCCAGCGTCGCCTCGCGCCTGGGCCCCCCGGCATCGGTCACGCGCAGGAGGTAGCTTTCCGCCGCCTCCCCCAGCGGCACCTCGATCCCCTCCCAGCTGTCGCCGTCGATCCGGGTGCGCCGGATCCAGCTGAGGTAAAGGTCCCCGCCGGTCGGCGTGGCGCGCAGGTGCGCGGGCGCGTAGGGTCTCAGGCCGACGCCCGCAAAGGCGGCCACCCGCTCGACGTAGCTCGGGTCGTCCACGCTCCGCCGCGCCGGCCCGATGCGGTAGTGGCGGGCCAGGCCGCGGGCCGCGGGCGGCAGGTCGATCTGCACCGGCGCCCCGTCCAGCAGCACGAACAGGCTTCCCTCCGGCCACAGCTCGGGCATCACGCCATCGGTGCCCTGCTGCCCCCTCAGGCGCAGGCCGATGTCCCACAGCCCCTCGCCCACCAGCGTCGCGCCCGCGAACTGGATCACCTCCCAGTCGCCGTCGTCCCCCGACCCGATCGCGGCCAGGTTGGCCCCGTTCAGAACCGCCCCCGCCTCCGCCGCCGACAGCTGGCCCGCCGCGATCCGCACCCGCATGGGCGCACCGCGATCCCAGAGCCCCGGCGCCGCGGCGGCCAGCGGCGTCACCAGCTCGCCCATCACCGCGCGGCGCTCGATCAGCCGGTTGAGCGTGAACCCGTCCGCCCCCGGCGCGGCATAGACCGCGACCGACCCGGGCCAGGGCCGCGCCGTGACCGCCAGGTGCGGGCTGTGCTCCACCTCCGCCCCGGACAGGAGCGGCAGGTCCAGGAACACCGGCGCGACCGGCACCGGCGGCACGAACTCCGAGGCCGGCGCGCGCTCCTCCACCGCGTCGGAGGGCTCGAAGACCGAGGGCTCGGCCCGGACCGCCTCGATCATCCGCACGCCCCGGTCCTCGACCCGGTCGATCCGCCAGGTCGACCCGTCGCCCAGCGCCACCAGCGCCCCCGCGCCCAGCGCCCGCCGCGACGGCGGCAGGGCGAACCGCAGCTGGTCCCGCGCCACCCGCGCCTCGGCCAGCCAGCGCTCGGCGATGGCCTGCCCCTCGGGGCCGGTCAGGGCCAGCGGCAGGTCGGAGGCCGTCACCCCATCGGCGTCGTCGCCGGGGAACACCGCCTCGGCCACCCGCTCCTCGTAGCCCGCCTCGGCCGCGACGAAGCCCACCCGCACCCGCCCCGCGGTCTCGGCCTCGGCGGCGCGGATCCCGGCGATGCCGCCCCAGTCCTCCTCGTCGCGCGCCGTGTCGCCCGCGTCGATCACCGCCTCCGCCCGGCGCGGCAAAGGCAGGAACACCAGCCGCCCCTCCCGCTCCACGGCCTGAAATCCATACGCCAGCATCAGCGCCTGAAGCCGCGCCCGGGCGCTTTCCGTCTCGCCCGACAGGTGCCCGCGCACCAGCCCGTAGAGGGCCGAGACGTCGTAATCCTCCACCCCCGCCGCCTCGCACAGCTCGGCCACCACCTGGTCCAGCGGCGCCGCCTCGATCCGGCCCGTGATCCAGTGGCCAAGCCGCCAGTTGTCCCCGTCCGACCAGCGCTCCACGTCGTTCGGAAACGCCGGCCAGGGCCGCGCGTCCCAGGCCCAGACATGGGCGCGGTCCATCTCCAGCATCGGGCCGCCATAGACGTCCGACACCGGGTTGCGCCCGGGCTCGGCCCAGTAGGACAGCACCGAGCGCAGGTACTGCTGCTGGATCAGGTCGTCGCGCCGTCCGTTGGAATACCGCGGCAGGGCGCTCTCAGAGCTCTTCGGGTCGAAGAAGACGTTGGGCTGGTTGGTGCCCTTGTCGACGGCAGGGCAGCCGATCTCGGTGAAGCGGATCGGCTTCGACCGCGGCACCCAAGGCGTCGTCGCCGAGGCCGAGATCAGCGCGACCTCGGACACCAGCAGGTCGGTCGCATCGCCCCCGCCCCGCAGGTCCGACAGCGACAGCGTCACGCCCGCGGCACCAGGCCGGAACGCCAGCCGCACCTCCTGCCAGTCCGCGCCGGCCACGTAGTCCAGCCGCTGCACCGCCCCGTCATAGACGCTGGCCGCACTCGCCTGCGGCACACCCGTCGCCGATTTCACCAGGAACCGCAGCGTGTAGGTCTCATCCACCGCCAGCGTCACGCCCGCCGACACATGCGAGCCCGCCCCGCCGTGCTCGATCCGTGACACCGGCCGTCCCGCGTCATTCGCACCGGCCCCGTCCGTCACCGTCACCGACGACCCCACGAACGTGCCCGCCAGCTGCCCGCCGAGGCGCAGGATATCCCCCTCCACCCCGCCGACGCGGTCGTAATGCGGCTCGCGCCACCACGCCGCGATGTCCTTGTAGCGAAAGATCCACGGCTTCTGCAGCAACCCGTCGGTGATCGGCTCACGCCGCTGCGCCGCGCGGGCCTCCCCGGTCGGATAGAACCAGTCGTAGCCCTCGCCGCCCTCCACGTTCGCGCGCAGGTAATCCAGCGCATGGATCTCGCCCCAGCCGGCATCGGCGTGGTCCAGCCCGTCGCGCCAGTCCGACAGCGGCATGTAATTGTCGATCCCGACGAAATCGATCTCGGGGTCGGCCCAGAGCGGATCGAGATGGAACAGCACGTCCCCCGACCCGTCCTGCGGGTGATAGCCGAAATATTCCGACCAATCCGCGGCATAGCTCAGCTTGGCGTTCGGCAGCAGCGCGCGCACCTCGGCCGCCAGCGCGCGCAGCCGCGCCACCGCCGGGAACTCGCCGCCCGTGCCCCGCATCTGGGTCAGCCCGCGCATCTCCGACCCGATGCAGAACGCCTCGACACCGCCCGCCGCGGCGCACAACGCGGCCGAATGCAGGATGAATCGGGAATAGGACCACTCCGCCGGCCCGGAGTAGGCGACCGCCCCCGCCGCCACGGCGAAATCCGCCGCCGTCACGCTGCCGAAGAAGGCATCCACCGCCGCGTCGTTCGCGGCCGTGCCGTCCGGGCTTCCCGGCAGCCCCGGCGCCTTGTCGCCCGTGATCCGCCCGCGCCAGGGCAGCGCCGGCTGGTCGCCGGTGTCTGACCACGGGTCCGGCCGCCCGTTGCCGGCCAGGATCTCCATCAGCAGGAAGGGGTAGAACATCACCTCCTGCCCGCCGGCCCGGATCGCCGCGATCGCCTCGATCACCGATCCGTCCGCCGGCGTCCCGCCATAGACCGGACGGCCGTCCACCCGCGCCAGCTCCTCGGCGGCGGCGCGGCCGATCCCGCCCGCCGTCCAGGGCATCTCGACCCCGTCGCGGCTCTTGTCCTCGACCTTGGGGCGCACCGTGCAGGCGCCCGCGCGCAGGTCGTCCCCGAACCAGGAATAGATCAGGCTGACCGAGGCGAGATTGGGCAGGCAGCCGCGCAGTTGGTCCAGCGACCGGGTGAAATCCGACCCGCCGCCGGCCGCGCTGGTGTTCAGGGCGTCCCTGACCCCGAGGCCCGCCCGATAGGTCACGGGCCGCGTCGACAGCACGTATTCCCCCGTCCCCGGCATCAGGGCCACCGCGCGCACCAGGTCGGCCGCGGCAGGCAGCATCTCGCGCCTGGGCTGCGCCGCGCGCGTCACCTCGAAGGCGAAGTGCGGCACCCGGTTGCCGTAGGGCGTCAGGTCAAGGTCCTCGAACACCACGTAGGCGATGCCGCGATAGGCGGGCACCTGCCCCGCCCCCTCCACCGCCTCCATCAACGGGTCGAGCATCTGGTCCCCGGTCCCGGCATAGACCCGCATCGACACCGTGGTGAGGTCCAGTTCCACCCCGTCCGCCCAGACCCGCCCCACGCGCCGGATCTCGCCCTCGCACAGCGCGACGGCCAGCGACACCGAATAGGAATAGGTCGTGGTCCTCGGCTGCGGCGGCGCGCCCTTGCCGCCGCCGCTGGTCGTGGTGGTCTCGACGAAGCGCGTGGCCCAGATCACCTGCCCGCCCAGCCGCATCCGGCCGAACAGCTGCGCCACCGGCGCCCCCTCGCCCGCCTGCGTGATGCGGAACCGGTCGATCCGGCCCCGCTCCACCGGCTCCGACCCCGCGCCGAGCAGCCGCTGGTCGATCACCCGGCCCAGCGTCGCGCCCACCGCGCGGCCGATGACGGCGCCGGTCAGCCCCAGCATGGTGCCCGAGGTCAGGCCGCCGATGGCCGCCCCCGCAGCCGACAGAAGGATCGTCGCCATGCCGTCACATCCTTTCCGGAAACGCGAAGCGCGCCACCACCCGCCGCGCCCAGGGCGGCGTCAGCGCGCTTTCCACCACTCCACGCCCCGAATAGGCGTGGACGAAGCTGGCCTCCCGGCCCACCCGGGCCTGCAGCCCCACATGCTTGGCGACGCCCCCGTCCCGCATCCGGAACAGGATCACGTCGCCGGGGCACGCGTCGGCCACGGGTTTCTCCACCAGATGCCGCCGCGCGGCGGCCCAGAGCCGCTCCTCGCCCGACGCCTCGGACCAGTCCGCCGTGTAGCCCGGCACCGGCTCGGGCTCGGCCCCGTACAGCTCCCGCCACACCCCGCGCAGGAGGCCCAGGCAATCGCACCCCGCGCCCCGGCAACTCGCCTGGTGCACATAGGGCGTGCCCAGCCAGCCACGCGCGGCCACCACGACCGCGCTCACCGCCGGCTGCCCCCGTCCCGCGCCGACACGCGGCTGGGGTGCGCAACCATCCAGTCCTCGCCCGGGATGTCCGGGAAGCCCCGGAAATTCAGCAGGTTGTTGAACTTGAGCCGGCAGGTCTCCATCCGCTTGTCGCAGCCCGCCGTCAGCCGCACCCGGTCGCCCGCCGCGATCCCCGCGCGCAGCCGGTCCCACAGCTCCACCCGCCTCAGCCCACCCTCGGGCCGGTCGACCTTGACCGCCTGCGCCAGCCCCACCGCGGCCCCGTCCAGAACCGCGCAGCGCCCGCGCTCGAACCAGCGCGGCTCAAAGCCCTCCAGCCCCGCGCACCACAGCACCCGCGCGCCCTCGACCGCCACCACCGCGACATCCGCCGCGTAGCCCGGCGTCCCCAGGTCGAACCGGCAGTCGCCATCCCCCAGCACCGCCGAACAGCTGCGCTGGTAGACCCGCCCCGTCGCCGTGTTCAGCCGCTCGGCCAGCCCGCGCAGCTCCGCGGTGAAGGCCCCGTTCGCCCGCGTCAGCTCCCCCAGCGTGCCGCGGAACTGCAGCACCCGGTTCTCGGGGGCCGCCCACTGCACCAGCCACGCCTCGATCGCCGCCCCGTCGAAGCGCCCCGCCGCGATATCCGCCTCGGTGATCGCCGCGTCCGACAGGGCGCCCACGGCTTCGGTGTTGTCCACCGACAGGCCCGTGGTCTGCACCAGCGCCGCGGCCGACATCCCGCTGTCGGGCTTGAACGTCACCCCGTCGAACACCAGCGCCCGGTCGTGATCGGTGAAGCCGTAGACCACCCCGTCGCCCCGCGTCAGCTTCCAGCACCGGCAGACCCCGGTCGCCCCGGTCGCCAGATGCGCATCCAGCGCCGCCGCCCCGCTCACAGCCGGATCTCCACGACCGGCACGTTTGGCACCTCGCCCGCCTGGAAACTCGCCACGCTGGTCTGGATCACGTCCGTGTCGAAGCGCACCGGCACGTCGAACTCGAACCCCGCCGTGATCACCTCGCCCGCGTCCGGCGGCTCGGCGAAGGTGATCAGCCCCGTCGTCACATCGACCTCCGCGTCGAGGCCCAGCACCTGCTCGTCGCCCGACACGCCCAGCAGCACCGTGCCCAGCACCGGCTTGGCGATCGGCCGCACATAGACATCCGGGCCCTCGCCATAGGTCTTGCTCAGGGCAAACACCGTCGCCACGCCATCGGCCACCGCGATCTCCTGGTCGCGGAAGCCCGGCGTGCCCGAGGGCGCGCAGCTCTTGTAGTCCGACCAGTCCTTCCAGCGGAACCCGTGCAACTGCCCGCGCCGCGCCTCGAAGAACGCGATCAGCGCCGCGATGTCGTCCAGCGACCGCAGCGAGACCCCCGCGTCGTAGCGCCGGCGCGACTGCGCCCAGGGCGTGTTGCGCTCCTCGTAGCCGTTGGTCAGCGCCACCACCTCGGTGCGCCGCTCGGGGCCGCCGACCGAGCCGAAGCTCAGGTTGGCCGGAAACCGGACCTCGTGAAACCCCATCGCCTGCCCTCCTCAGCGGTTGCGCTGGCCGCGCGCCAGCGCCCGGCCCATCTGCGCCGCGATCTGCGTCTGGCTGCGCTGGAACCCCTGCACGTCCGGCGTGGTGATGTTCATCACCACCTGCACCGGCGCACCCCCGCCCGCGGCCGCCACGCCCAGCCGCCCGTCCGGCCCGCGGCGGAGCGGCATGATCGCTTCCGGGCCCGCCTCGCCCATCAGCCCCATGCCGCCCCGCATCGGGAACGGGGTCGGCCCCTGCACGACCCCGCCCCGCGCAAAGGGCATCACCCGCCCCTGCGCGATCGCCCCGCCCTTCTGAAAGGGCAGGATCCCGCTCACCAGACTGTTGATCCCGTTGGCGATCGCCCCGCCCAGCGCGGTCTGCACCGGCCGCATCGCGGTGGAATAGGCCGCGTCCACCATGCTCTGCGCGACCGTCCTCAACGCGTCCGACAGGCGCATCCCGTCGAACACCACCCCGTCGAAGGCACGCCTGAGCCCGCCGCCGATCGACCGGCTCATGCTGTCGACCTCGCGGCCGGTGTAGAGCATCGCGTCCTGCATCCCCCTCAGCTCCGCCTGGAACGCCGCCGTCATGCTGGTGGCCGCCGCCAGGCTCACCTCCAGCTCCGCGATCTGGGCGTCCAGCGCCTCGAGTCCCTCATCCATCGCGACCATCGCCGCCCTCCTTGTCCGTCCTGTCCGGGAACCGGGCGATCAGCGCCTCCAGCGCGCCGCGCCCCATCGGCGCCGCGCCGGGCACCTCGCCCAGCATCAGCAGCAGTTCCGCCGGCGTGAGCCGCCAGAACGCGTCGGGCGTCAGCCCCAGCCCCTGCAAACCGGCCCGCATCAGGGCCGGCCAGTCGAAGCGCGGCGCACTCATCCCGGCACCCGGAACGCCAGCGCCAGCAGCCTTGCTGCCACCCGCGCGGCCTCCAGCGGCCCGCCCTCGATCTCGGCCGACACCAGGTCGGCGGGGTCGCCCCGCCACCCCCCGCCCCGCAGCCCCGCGCAGACCAGCATCAGCACGTCCCGCGCGCGCAGGCTCTCGCCCTCGAACCGCGCGACCAGGTCGGCCAGGCTCTCCGCCCCCAGCCGCTCCTCCAGCTCCGCCAGCGCCCCCAGCGTCAGCTTCGCCACCCGCCGTTCGCCATCGACGACCAGCGCCACCTCGCCCGCATGGGGGTTCGCCATGGCTCAGATCGCCGTGAAGGTCAGCGCGCCCGCCGAGGCCATCGACATCTCGTAGGTCGCCTCGCCGTCATGGCTGCCCGCGTACTCGATCGAGGTGATCTGGAACGCGCCCTCCACGATCCCGAAATCCGGGATCACCACCTGGAACCCCGGCGTCGCCCCGTCGAAGAAGATCTGCCGCGCGCGCTCGTCCGTCGCCGCGTCGCGAAAGATGCCCGCCCCCGAGATCGAGGCCGACTTGACGCCCGCGCCCGCCAGCAGCTCGCGCCAGCCCCCCGCCGACTCCAGGCTCGTCACGTCCACCTGCTCGGCGTTGAAGCTCAGCCGCGTCGCCCTGAGCCCCGCCATCGTCTCGAACACGCCGTTGCCGTCCATGTCGACCTTCACCAAAAGGTCCTTGCCGCTCTGGGCTGCCATGTCATTCTCCAGTCTTGTCAAATTGTTGCGGGGCGACGTTCAGGTCGCGCTCTCGTCCACCCGGGCGCGGAACCACAGCTCGATCTCGCGCCCGGCATCGACCCGCCGGGCCCGCGCCCGCAGGAAATCGAGGCTCATGAGCCGCCCCCGCGCCAGCACCAGGTCGGCGCCGGCCAGCGCATCCGAGATCGCCGCGGCCAGCGCCTTGGCCGCGGCGAACCCCGCGCCCTCGCTCACCACCGTGACCGCGATGTCATGCACCGCAGCCGCCCCGGTCTTGTCGCCGGCGTCCCGCGCCCGCTCCGGCCCCAGCGCCACGTACAGCGGCGGCACCGGCCCCGGTGGCAGCGCGTCGTAGACCGCGCCCCCCGACAGCGCCGCGACCGCCGCGTCGCCCGCCAGCGCGCCGTAGACGGCCGCCTGCAATGCCGCCGTGCTGCCATAGCTCATCGCGCGACCTCCTCGACCGCGAAACAGACCAGCGTGCGCCCCAGCGCGTCGCCCTCGTGCACCGCCTCGATCCGGTAGAGCCGGTCTCCGTCCCGAAACCGCATCTCGGCCGTGGGCCGCGCCGCGGCACCTTGCGGCACCGCCCGCATCGTCACCTTCAGCTGCAGCCGCGCCGCCTGGTCCACCTCGCGGCCCGCGCCGCGCGTCTCGACCGCCGCCCAGACATGGCCCAGCGCGACCCAGGCTTCGCCGTAACCGCCCGCCCCGTCCGGCACCCGCTCGGGCGCCTCCAGCAGCAGGCGCCGCGTCATCGCCGGCGCCCTCATTGCGCCGCCCCCCGCAGCCGCATCGGCCGGTGCGGCTCCAAGAGCACCGACACCGAGAACGGCATGCCTGTGTCCGCCGCCAGGTCCTGCCCCCAGAACTCGCCCGCCAGGATCAGCACCGCCTGCCGCAGATCGGCGGGGATGCCCGTCCACTCCGCCGCGTAGCCGGCCGTGAACTCCACCTCGATCGTCCCGCCCTGGCTCGGCGTCGGCAGCGCCGTGCCCGTGGCCGCCAGCACCGGCCGGTGCCGGTCGTGGCGCAGCGCGTAGAGCCCCGGGTCGACCAGCGTCTCGGCCCCGGCCCGCGTGATCACCTTCACGCTGTCGATCCGGCTCACCGGCGCCAGCGGCAGCACATGCGCCTCCGGGTCGTGCCAGGCCACCAGCGTCAGGGCGAAGCGCCGCTCGAACAGCGCCTTGCCGATGCGCGCCTCGATGGCCGAGCTGGCGGCGCGCAGACAGCTTTCCAGCTGCCCGTCCTGGCTCCCGTCGTCGCTGAAGCCGCGCGCCAGCCGCAGATGCGCAGCCAGCTCGCCGACCGGCAAGGCCGCACCGGGCACCGAGGTCAATTCGACCATCATCATCGTCGCTTTCTCCGAAATTCCTGCCGTCGTCTGGGGTGGGACGGCGCCCCGTCCGCGCTGCTCGAGCGGAGAGACGCGCAGCTGGATCGCGCACGGCCCGCCGCCCCGCCCGCCCCGCGACCGTCACCGGCGCGGGGCGGGATGGCTCACTCCGCCGTGCCCCCGATCAGGACAGCCCGAACTTCAGAAGCTTGATCGCCGCGTAGTCCGAGATCGCGCCGCCGACCCGCTTGGTCGCGTAGAACAGGACGTGCGGCTTGGCGCTGAACGGGTCGCGCAGCACGCGCAGCTCGGGCCGCTCCGCGATGGTGTAGCCCGCGCGGAAATCGCCGAAGGCGATGGCCATGGCGTCGGCCGCGATGTCGGGCATGTCCTCGGCGATCAGCACCGGGTAGCCCATCAGCCGCGCGGGCTCGCCCGCGGCCAGCCCGTCCGACCACAGGAAGCGGCCGTCGGCATCCTTCATCTTCCGCACCGCGCCCGCGGTCTTGGAGTTCATCACGAAGGTGCCGTTCGCCCGGTACTGCGCCCCCAGCGCGTAGACCAGGTCGACCACCGCGTCGGCCGGGTTCGTCGCGTCGAAATCGCCCGTGGTGCCGGTCGCCACGTAGCCCAGCGTGCCCCAGCTCCAGGCCGCGTCCGGCATCGCGAAGGCGCTCAGGAAGCCCGTCGGCTTGCCCGACCCGTCGCCGCCCACGAAGGCCGCGGCCTCGGCGCGGGCGAACTTGTCGGCGATGCGGCCCGCCAGCCACCCCTCGACGTCGAAGGCCGCATCGTCCAGCAGCCGCTGCGACGCCTTCGGCATGGCCGACAGCTCGTGCAGCGGGATCGAGATGCGCTCGATCTGCGGCGCCGCCGTCTCGGTCGTGTCGGCCACCTCGTCGGCCCAGCCCGCGCCGGTGTCGGTGGTGTCGATCAGCACGTCGAAGGACGTCGCCTCCACCTGCACCACGTTGGCCACCGCCCGCAGCGACGACGACGACCGCAGCACCGACTGGATCGTCTCGGCCGTCTGCGGATCGACGAGGAAGCCGCCCTCGGCGTTCACCGCCGTGTTCAGGCCCTTGTGCTCGATCTCGAGCCCGCGCAGCGCGTCGTCGTCGCCGTTGCGCAGGTAGGTGGCCAGCGCCTTGCGGTGCGGCGCGCCGCGGTCGGTCTCGGTCGACAGCGCCGGGCGGGGGTGGGTCAGGGTCTTGGTGGTCAGCATGGCAATACGCTCTTCCTGCTTCTGGAACTTGGCTTTCATGTCGTCCTGGAACCGGCTGAATTCGTTCAGGAAGCCGCCCAGGGCCTCCGTCACTTCGGCCACCGGCGCCAGCTCCGCGCGCGGCGCATCCGCCGCGCCCTGTCGGGTCTCGGTCATCTCCATCACCTTCTTCTCCGTGCGGATGGGGTCAGCGGGGCTCGCGCGCCGCCAGCCTGGCGCGGGCGTCCTCGAACGCCCGGGCCAGCTCGCGCAGGTCCTCCGCCCCCTTGGCCGCCTCGGCCGGGGCGTTGACCCGCGCGTCGGGAAGCATCGGGAAGGTCACCAGCGACACCTCCCACAGCTCCACCTCCGACAGGAGCCTGCGCCCCTGCCCGTCCTTCGTCGCGCGCAGCGTGCGGTAACCGATCGACAGCCCGTCGATGGCCCCCGCCTCGATCAGCGCCGCCGCCTCCCGCGCGCGCGCCACCTCCTTCAGCAGGCGGCCCTTCACGAACAGCCCGCGGCCGTCCTCGCGCACCTCGTCCCAGATGCCGATGGGCTCGGCCGGGTCGTGCTGCCACAGCATCTTCACCCGCCGCCCCGCCTCGGCCAGCCGCGAGAGGCTGCCGGCATAGGCGCCGCGCTCCACGATGTCGCCGCCCTGGTCGCAGGCCCCGAACAGGCTCGCGTAGCCCGCGATCTCGCGCCCGCCCGTGACCGTCAGGTCCTCGGGGTCGAACCGGACGAACTTCGTCTCCAGCCCGGCCATGGAAAACTGTGTCATGTCATGCTCCTATCCCGCGCCGTTCATCTGCATCAGCTCGTGGACCCCCTGCGCGAGGATCACCGACACCACCCCGAACACCGCCAGCCACAGCCGCCGCTCCAGCCGCTCGATGGCCGCCTCGATGGCCTCCAGCCGAAAGGTCAGCGCCTGCCAGCGCTCGTCCTGCACCCGCTCGTTGGCCTCGATCCGGGCATTGGCGGCGTCGAAGGGGGCATAGAGGTACCGCGACCCGCCCGTGCCCCGCTCGCTCATGCCCCCTCCGGCCGCTCGGGCAGGCCCAGCATCCGCCGCTTCTCGGCCTCGGTCAGGAAATCGGCCTCGGCGATGCGCCGCCACTGCGCCTCGCGTTCCGCGGCCAGCGCCGGCACCTGGTCAAGGTCCGGGGCCAGCTCGATCGCCTCCCCCGTCAGCCCCGACAGCCAATGCCCCATCTGCGCCAGCACCTTCTGCGCCAGCGGCAGCACCGTCAGCCGGTAAAAGGCCCGGTTCGCCTCGGCGTAATTCGCGTAGGTCGCATCCCCCGGGATCCCCAGCAGCATCGGCGGAACCCCAAAGGCCAGCGCGATGTCCCGCGCCGCCGCCTCCTTGGTCTTCTGGAACTCCATGTCGCTCGGGCTGAAGCCCATCGGCTTCCAGTCGAGCCCCCCCTCCAGCAGCATCGGCCGCCCCGCGTTCCGCGCCCCCTGGTGGTGCGTCTCCAGCTCCTCCTGCAGCCGCGCGAACTGGTCCTCGCTCATCGTCCCCGCGCCGTCGACGCCCCGGTAGACGATCGCCCCGGACGGCCGCGCCGCGTTATCCAGCAACGCCTTCGACCACCGCGCCGCCGCCGAATGCACGTCCAGCGCGGTCGCCGCCGCCTGCAGCGGGGCCAGCCCGTAATGGTCGTCCTGCGGGTGGAAGGTCTTGATATGGCAGATGATCTCGGCCGCGTAGCGGTGCCGGTTCGCGCCCACCACGTAGTCATAGGCCATCGGCCAGCCGTCACTGCCCGGCACCAGGCTCATCCGGTCCGACCGCAGAACGTGCAGCTCGGCCACCCCGCCCGCCTCGGCCGGCACCGCCTCCACATAGGCGTTGCCCGCCAGCATCAGCTGCGCATAGGCCGCCTCCAAGAGGTCCGCCTTGCCCTGTCCCGGGTTCGGCCGCGTCAGCAGCGCCGGCACCGGGTGCACCTCGTAGCGTCGGCTCGGGTCCCGGCAGATCACCGGCAGCGCCGCCGCCGCCTCGGCGATCAGCTTCACCGACCGGAACCCCACCGGGTTGCCCTGGAACCCGTTCCGCGTCAGCGACACCGTGTCCCGCGGGGTCCAGGCGACCCGGCCCGCCGTGCCCCAGACCGCGATCCGCGCGCCGGCCGAGGCCTTGCGCTCCGGCGTCTCGGCCTTGGCCTTTCGCAAGAAATCCAATACCATGCGCCTCTCTCCTCACGTGATGCATGAAGACGGGGCGGCCCCTTGGGTCCCCCGTCCCGGCCCCTCCAGGCCAAATCCTCGTCGGTTTCGGAACCGGCTCTCAGAGCCCCCGGATCTGCGGCTTCAGCGCCCCCGCGCCCGGCGCCAGCAGCCCCTCGGTCAGCGCCCAGACCAGCGCGTCCAGCCGATCCGGACTGCCCTTGCCCTCGAACCCGCGCCGGGTCATCCGGCACATCTCGTCCTCCAGCGCCGCCAGCACGCCCAGGTGCCGCACCCGCCCCTGCTCGTAGAGCGCCGCCACCGGCTCGGCCCGCGCCGTCTTGCCGGTGCTCGCCCGCACCGCGCGCAGGTTCACGAAGGGGTCCACCTGCCGCATCAGCGTCGCCACCAGGTCGCCGCCCTGGTTCACCTCGGCCACCATCCGCGCCGCCCCGTGCCGGTGGTAGGCGGCCGCGGCCGCCTCGGCCCAGGCCTTCGGGCTCGCCGCCTCCACGCTCGCGTCCTCCAGCACCACCGCCGTCCAGCCATGCGGCGGCCCGTGCTCGATCACCGCCACCGCCACGATCCCGCAGGCGTCCGAGCCCGCGTGCCCCGTCACCGGCGGGTCCACCGCCACGATCACCCGCGCCCCCTCGGGCACCCGGTCCGCGCGCAACCCGTCCAGCATCCCGCGCGTCCAGAGCGCGTCCTCCGCGTCCTCCAGGATCTCCCCGTCCAGCTCCTGCCGCCCCAGCCGCTGCTGCCCGTAGCGCGCCCGCACCTCCTTCAGGAAGCTCGGCGCCAGGTTCGCCCGGTTCGCCTCCGTCGGCGCCCGCGTCACCACCGTGCTGTCCCGCGCCAACAGCTCCTTCAGGACCGCCACGTTCCGCGGCGTGGTCGTCACCACCTGCTGCGGATGTTCCCCCAGCCGCAGCGCGAACTGCAGCATGTCCCAGGTCTCCTGCGCCTTCGGCCACTTCGCCAGCTCGTCGACCCAGGCCGCGTCGAACTGCGGGCCCCTCAGCGCCTCGGGGTCATGCGCCGAATACAACCGCGCCTCCGCCCCGTTCGGCCACTCCAGCCGCCGCTCCCCCGCGATCCACCGCGGGCAGCGGTCTGGCGGAGAGCAGGCGATCAGCCCGCTCTCCCCCTTCACCATCACCGCCAGCGCCTGGTCGTAGGTCTCCCCCACCAGCGCCACGCGCCTTGCGCGCCCCGGTGCCGCGGGCGTCGGTCCCTCGACCATCGCCCGCACCCATTCCGCGCCGGCCCGCGTCTTGCCCGCACCGCGCCCGCCCAGGATCACCCAGCTGGTCCAGTCCCCCTCGGGCGGCAGCTGGTGCGGCAGGGCCCAGACCTCGAACAGATACGGCAGCGCCGCCAGCGCCCCGTCACTCAGCCCCTTCAGGAAGGTCTCCGTCACCTCCGGCGGCGCGGAGGCGAGCCAGTCGGCGCCCGATCTCAGCGCGCGCCGCGTCGAGGTCGAGCTCTCCGCCCCCGCGCCCCCCGTATCTCTGGCTTCCTGCCTCACGCGCCTTGCCCTCCAGCTGCAGCGCGGTCTGGAAGGCGACGCCCACGGCCCGCACATCCTTGATCACGCCGGTTTCGTCGCAATCCCGCGCCGCGCGTGCCGCGTCGAGCGTGCTCTCCAACAGCTCGACCGCCACCTCCAGCGCCTTGTAGGCCCGCGCCACCGTCCGTTCGGCATGCGCCAGCCCGTCATCCCCGCAAATCAGGTCCGTCAT